GCCGTTTGTTTAATGAATTAAAATACATTGATCCAAACGAATTAAAAGACATTCAAAAGCGCGGTATTGAGGGCGCAATTGCTTATATTGACGTTAGCGACCAAGGCAACGACTTTACAGCCATGGCAATTTGTCAAATAATCAAAGGCGAAATGTACATTGTTGATTACGTTTTTACGCGAGACAATACAGATATTACAATTCCGTTATGCGCTCAAAAATTAAATCAATGGAACGTTAATTATTGCCGAGTTGAGTCTAACGCAATGGGCGCCATGTTTAGCCGCCATTTACAAAAAGAAACGCAAACCAGAATATTGCAAGTAAACAACACAACAAACAAAATAACGAGAATTATAATGCAGAGCGCTTGGATCATGAACCGATTTACTTTTGTTAAATACGACGACCAACAAAGTCAATTATTTATACAAAATTTACTATCATTTAGCAAAGAGGGTAAAAATAAAAACGATGATTCGCCAGATTGTTGCGCCGGATTGTCAATATTTATTCAATCAATGTTTAAAAATTTATCATAACTTTGCTTAAAATCTAATCAAAATGAAATGGATTTAAGTTTTTGGGACGCATTTTTTGGCATAGATTCACAAAGCCAAAGCCGATATATTAACCAAATGCAACGGTTGTTGCCGTGGCAAAATCAACTTTGGGGCGTTAAAACGCCTGTTTGGATCGATACCAACAACGCTTGGGAATGGTTTTTATCAATACCAGAATTGCGCGCGGTTGTCGATAAAAGGGCCTCAATGATGAGCTCAAACGTTCCGGTTTTATACGACAAAGAGGGTAATGTTATAACCAATCATTGGTTAAACGATCTTATAAGAAAACCAAACCCCATGCAAAGTTGGGGCGATGTTGTTTATTCACTTAGTGTAAATGATGCGCTTTACAGTAACGCGTTTGCTTATTGCCCGGTCCGAACTTTAAACGTTCGCAATTTAATGGTTACATTGCCAAGCGGTAAAATTCAAATTGATTTGAACGGAACGACGTTAAAACAAATGGACGTTGACGGTTTAATTAGTGGATTTACGTTTAAATACGACGCTCAAAAGTTTGAAAAGTTAAACATACAAGACGTTATTTATTTAACAACGGCGGACGGCATGAGCATTGTAAAGCCAACAAGCCGTTTGGACGCGTTGAAGTTTCCATTAAGCAACATAAAGGCAAGTTATCACAAAAGAAACGTATTACTTGAAAATATCGGCGCAATCGGTATATTGAGCGCGCAAAATTCCGACATGGGGGGCGTTATTCCGATGACACCCGAAGAAAAACGCCAGATTCAACGCGATTGGTACGGCCGTTCACGCGACGAGTTAATGATAACAGAAAGCCAAGTTAATTGGACGCCGATGTCATACCCAACGCGCGACCTAATGTTATTTGAGGAACTTACCGCCGATAAATTGGCTATTATTGACGCGTACGGATTAAATTATAATTTGTTTTCGAGCGACAAAGGCGCAACATTTACCAACGTTCGCGACTCAATTCGTATGGTTTATACTGATACAATAATACCAGAAACACAGGAAATGTATAATACCATTATGCAACAATTAAAATTGAGCGACGAGGGTTATTATTTAAAAGCTGATTTTAGCCATTTGCCGGTATTACAAGACGACGAGCAAAGCAAAGCAACGGCCGAAAAGTTAAATGTTGACATGCAAAGTGTAAAAATTAAAGACATTTTAGCAATAAACGCCGCTTTAGAGCGTGGCGATTTAACAAGGGACACCGCAATAAACATGATTGTTTTAAATTATGGTTATGAATTAAGCGAAGCGCAACAATTAATAAATTAAACATGAAAAAACAACAAAACATTTACGATACAAAAAGCGCGTTTGAATTAAAAGATTTGGACAGCGAAAAACGCCAAGTTGCGGTTTATTTGTCAAAGTTTGACATGATCGACAGCGACAACGATATTATTCGACGCGGCGCTTTTACTAAGTCAATACAGGAACGCGGACCAAACAGCGGGTCAAATAGACAAATTGCTTTTTTACGCTGGCATGATTGGGAGAAACCAATTGGCAAATTTTTGGATTTACAAGAGGACGAAAAGGGCCTTTTTGCGGTTGGTCAATTAGGCAATTCAACAATTGGCAATGACGCTTGGAACGACTACGCAGACGGCATTATTCGCGAGCATTCAATTGGATTTAAATATATTTCCGATAAAATGAAATGGATTGAAGACCCAACGCAACCAAATGGCGGTTATTGGAACATAACAGAATTAATGTTGTTTGAGGGGTCCGCGGTTACGTTTGGCGCCAATGAATATACAAATGTTGTGGACGTAATGAAAAGCGAAAACAAAACGGATTACGTGCATAAAATAAGCGCAGAAATTGACACCTTAATTAAAGCGTTAAGCAATGGCAAAGGATCAGATGAGCGTTTGTTTGAAATGGAAATGAAATTAAAATATTTAAACGGGCAATTGGTAACACTTGCAAAAAGCGAACCGCAAACAATAAAGCATTCGCCAGAAAGCAAGCCGGTAATTGAAACGTTTAATTGGTCAGAAGTAATAAATAATTTAAAGTAAAACTAAAAACAAAAACAAATGGAAAATTTAACACCGGAACAGGTTGTTGAAAAGATCAACGGCCTTGTTTCTGAAAAACTTTCGGGAACCGCTACAAAAAGCGATTTGGACGATTTAAAAACGCAATTAGACGGGTTTAAGTCATTAGAAGTAAAAAGCGACGAACTTGTTAAAGCAATCGCTAAAATGGAAGGTAAATTAGAGGCAATGAATGAAAAGGCATTACCTAAAACAGCACCAAAAAACCTTGGCCAAGCGTTATCAATGGCGTTTGCTGAAAAACACGCGGACATTCAAAACTCAATAAAGGACGGTAAAATGTTCAATTTGGACGTTAAAGCGGCTGGCGATACCACAATTACAGGCGATTACACCGGGAACATTGCGTTGTCAGTATTGGAGCCGGGCGTAAACAAGCCAAAAAGAGAAACAATTAAAGTTCGTAACATTGTAAACAGCGGAACAACAACATCAAAATTCGTTACTTACGTTGCGCAAACAACAACATCAACGAGCGTTTGGACGGCTGAGGGCGTTGAAAAAACGGTAATTGAGCCTAAGTACGAAGAAATTTCAGAAGAGGTTAAAAAGATTGCCGGAACGGTTCGCGTTTCAAAAGAAATGTTGGCAGACCTTGCGTTTATTCAATCGGAAATAAACAACGATTTAATGGAGTCAATAGAGGCCGGAATTGAAAACAGTTTGATTAATGGCGCGGGCGGTTCTGATTTGAACGGTTTATTGTCTATTGCTCAAATTTTCGCGCCGGGTTCGTTTACAGGTACGGTTCCAAATGCAAATTTAACTGATGTTATAAGAATTGCAATTGCACAAATACAAGCGGCTAACTTTGAGCCAACACACGTTGTTTTAAATCCGGCTGACTTTGCGGCAATGCAATTAACTAAAACGTCAACTGGCGAGTACACGTACCCAATGTTTTTAATGGACGCAAACGGCCAACATTTAGTTGCTAATTTGCCGGTTGTTACAACGTCTTACATGACCGCTGGGACTTACTTAGTTGGGGACTTTTCAAAATCAAATGTAAGAGTTCGCGAGGGCGTAAACATGCAAGTTGGTTATGTTAACGACGATTTCCAAAGAAACATGGTAACAATACTTGCTGAGGCTCGTCTTGTTCACTACGTAAAAGCAAACGACGTTGACGCGTTTGTTTACGGGGACATTGCAACAGACATTGCAGCAATCGACCAACCATAAATAAATGGGGTGCGTAAAACACCCCTTTAAATTTGCACAATATGGAAAAAAAGAAACGAACAAAAAAGCCCGTTAATATTTCAATCGATACAAAAAACATTGACATTGAAATTAAACGAGACGAAAACGGCCTATCAATAGAAGTTGACACGCCAAAAATTGATGCTAAATTGACCAAAAACGACAAGGGTTTAAACATTGACGTCGATATTAACGACAAAGATTTTTATAATTTTGAGTCAAATGGAACGTCAAAGCATTTAATTAAAGGTCAAGTTTACAGGATTACAGGCGAAAAATTAAAGTTGTTTTTAAAACGCGGTTTTGGTAAATTAATAAAATAAAAAAATGATTGTTCAAATATCAGATTTTACAGGTAAATACGAAATTCACACCGGTTTATACGATCAAACCAAATTACAGGATTACATCGACATTTACGAAAAGCGTTATTTAGTTGAATTACTTGGCGCGACTTTGTACAATGAATTTATTTCTGATTTGGACCCGTACAACGTACCGGAGTCGCCTAATTTTCAACAGATTTTTAACCCTTTTATTGAGGACCAAACACTTGTTTTGGACAATCAAATTTTAATAAGCGAGGGCATAAAACAAATGTTGAAAGGGTTTATTTACTTTGAATATTTGAAAGACACAACGAACCAAACAACGCCCAACGGGTTGGTTATTCCGAGTAACGAAAATTCAACAACGGCAACAACGCTTTATTCAATGATGTACACGCGTTACAATGAAGCGGTCCGAACATACCGAGCAATACAATGGTATATTATAACAAACTACAATTTAAAGGGCGGTGCAATTATGCAATTTAGCGTTTTAAATTACGGTAATGGTTATTTAAACCCTAATGTTATAACAGGAACAACGGGCGGTTCTGGAAATGGTTTTACGGTCCAATATTTAACAGATAGTTTTGGAGCAATTACAGACGTTTATATTGAGGAACCGGGCGTTGATTATCAATTCATGGACGAGGTTGTAATTGACGGTTGGACAATATTCCCATGTACGTTACAAATTATTAAAGTATCAAAAGGTTATTTTAGCAAATTTAACGGTTTGCGCAAATCTTTGGTTTATTGGTTATGACAAGCGAAATATCAAATATTGTAAAAGATTTGGTTTTGTCAATTGACAATACAATCGTTGGAACCTTTGACGAGGACAGCGGCAAAACTTATTTTTGCAATACCAAATGGGCGCGAATTGGTAAGCAAGTAACAGACGAGGGTGGCGACATTTATTTAATTACTGACATTGAGCCAAACGAGTGGATCATTGCGGAACCTGTAAACGGTCAAAACGATTTAAACGGCATTGTTTATTTACCAGATTTATATTGGATAACTGGCACAAAGTTGGCCGCCAATATGGAGTGGACAAAAGCAAATAAAACCGTAATGAGTAAAACGCCGTTAATTTGGTTAGTTGAGTTAATACGTTATCGAAAGTTTGGCCGCGAGTCAACAATTGATTTTGAAAGCGATTTAAGACTGTTTTTTTTAGACGAAACAAACGTTACCCAATTTTACACAGCGGACCACAGGGACAACGTAGTTTATCCAATGGAGCAACTTGTTAACGAGTTTATTGGAGTCATTAAAGCCAACAAATCATTTGAAACAATCGAAAATTACGAAGTTATAACCTTTAGCCGGTTCGGAGTTGAACAACAAAACGGCATGTTTAAAAACATATTGGACGCAAATTTATCGGGCGTGGAGTTACGCATTAACCTTAGAAAATATAAACAAAATTGTAAATGTTAAAAAATAAAAAAAATGTTAGGATGTAATTGTAATGCGGGATTGTCCAACACAGGACGCCCAAACTGTTTGCCGATCCAATCGGTGACAAGTAAATTAATAATGGTTCCATTGGTTGCCAATGACGGGACGTTAAACTATATTGATTTAACCGCACCGTTGCCAGCTTGGAACTCATTAATAAATGAAGCGGACGCTTCAAAGCGTTGGTTTCCAACCCCAATTTTTGAAAACGTAGAATTACCAAAAGCGGACAGCCAATTTGAAGAGGCAAACAGCGGCCGTATGGTATTTTTAAGACAAGGAAAACGCTCGTTTTCTGGCGAACTTTGGGCCGAAGATTCAAGCCCGACGTTGTTAAGTAAACTACAAAACAATCGTTGCGTTGATTTTGGCGTTTATATTGTTGACGTAAACGGAAATTTAATCGGTTCAAAAGTTAACGATGGTCTTTATCCAATACCTGTTGACAACCCAAGTTTTGACCCTAAATACATGTTTGCAACTGATAGCACAACTTCAAAAATAATGGTTGCATTTGATTTTGACAGGTTGTTTGATGAGGGGACAATGTACATGATAACACCAACCGAGGCAAATGTTAATTTTAACGATTTAAACGGTTTAATTGATGTTAACATATTAAATGAAGTAATTGCAAGCGGATCAATAACTTTTGACGCGAAATTTGATTATGGAACCGCTTTAAATCCGATTATTTACCAAGGGGCAACAGCGGGCACAGATTGGAAATTATTTAATAATACAACGTCTTTGTTTGTTTCGCCTTTGACAATAACAGAAAGTCCAATTGGAACTTATGTTATAACATACGCGGCGCAAACGGCTGGAGATTCGTTAACATTAACTGTTGAAAAAGACGGTTACGACGGTGAATTAACTTATTTAGAGGTATAATGAACACGGTAAAAGTAGGCAATACAACGTTTAACGCTGATTATTTAGCGGAAAATTCGTTAATCCAATGCTATGAAACATTTTCTTTTTTAAGAAAGGACATTGTAAAATTGGCATGG